CATTCCGATAACACGAGAACCCTTTACTAGACCTACCGGCGCTGATCCCATTCTACCTAATGCGGCTGAACTTACTGGTTGAGTCACCTGCGCCCATGGTAGATGTTCATCTCGAATAGCAGTTGTATCATCGTGTCGACCAAATACTCGTACTTGAACCCTACCAGACTCGTAAGGATCCATTACATTTACAACTATACCTACCCACCAACCGGATGATTCCCCTAATGCTCTTTCTGTCATTCTTTAAATAATCCTATTATAAAGACAAATTTAATAAAGGTTTTTCAATAGATTCTTCATAAGCACCTTTAATACATTCTATTATGCATGTATATCTAGGTCTTTCACCAAACTCACCAATCTTATGATGTATTCTTGTAATAAGAAACTCACCAGTCATTAATGGATCCTCATCCGTTGGTCCAGTGAGACCCTTTTTATTTGGAATCTCACATGTAATGACTCGACCAGCTGTTAACATAGTATCACCAGGAACTTTGATTCTCATGGCATTCTGCATAAGAGCCGCTAGATAAGCCTGTGTATCTGGTGTTGCTTCTGGAATATTAGTTAAAGGTCTTTCTATGATATCGACTGGTATGAATGATTGTTTTGCTGTTTTAATATCGTGATATTTATTTTTAAACGATTCAGTTATATTTGATCCTGTACCACCTGTATCATAACCAGCAGGATTTGTATTAGAAACTTCTCTTTTGAACTCCCAAGTAGAAAAATTAAATGTAGTAATTCTTCTTGGTCCACCATGTTCAATATTTTCAATAGAGTTAAATTGATTTGGAATTTTATATGATAGAATATTATTATCCTCTCTTGCTGCATAATCAATATTAAGAGCAGATTGTTGAAAAGATTTTACTATTGGTTCTTTAAATAGTTTTTCTATAGATACAAAGTTAAATTGTTGTTCCCCGCTACCAAGAGAAACAATCCTAGGATCAGGTGCTATTTCAAAACCTGTATTTCTATTTTCAAAATATACAAATATAGAAGGTTTTTTTGATTCCATAGATACTGCTCTTTTGCGTACCAAGTTAATAGCTTCATATACTGTTTTATTATCAACAATAACTTTTTGCGGACCTTTTGTATCCTCTATTATAATAGGTTTTTTACTTAAATAATCATAATGTATTTGTTTTATTATTGAAGAACATTGTTCATTTTTATAACTACGCATAAACTCTTTTTTACCATAACGTGCTTCTTCTGAAACACATTTCAGTGTATATTTCTTACCCTTCTGAGCACCGACAAACTCTAGTTCAGCAAGTTCATTCAATGCAAAGACAAAATCACCACGCACTGTTCCAGGAATGGTATAACTAAAATATACCATTTCATCACCGACAATCTTGAATGTACCTAGTAGATCCTCAGTATCAACAACAACAATATCACACACGGTACCTGGTGTAAAAATACTCTCATAGATAGAAGCACTAAGAAAAATTTTGGATATATCTAGATTTGCTCTATCTGATACTATAGAAATATTCTCAAGTGTAATATCACCAGATTGATAACTTGCCATTATTTCATAAGCCTTTTTAGTTCTTTAGAGATTTGTGTAGAATATCTTTTGTCAAGAACTTGTATGCTTTTATTTCTTTCATTGATTTCTGTTTCATATTGAAAATATGTCACTGCATCCCAATAGGTAGTTTCGGATGATGGTATATTATTTGCTAATGAAGTAACAGCAGTAAAGACGGTGTTTGCTTTACTTTCTCTACCGTAGAGATAACTGGACCCTGTAATTGTGCCAGTAGTTGTGGTGTCAAATAGATGCTGAAGAATCACGGTACTGCTATTTGAAAAATTTACCTGACCACGACCAGTATTATTAGCATCAAATGTAACATTTACAATCTCATCTGAAACAAATGTCGATCCATTAGCAACTGCATATGAAGCAACTCTATTGGTATTATATTGCCAATCTTCTCTTTTTCGCACATAACCGTTTGGTACTGTATTTTTGGTTTCGTCCAAATAGGTCGGAGTGTAGTATCTAGCCAGAGAACCATTGGCACTCACGATAGTATTATACTGAGAGACTGAAATGGCGTCTGGTTGTGTGTACCAGTTATTACGAAAATATTTTATTTTGCTTACAGAGTTCTCATATGAACCATATTTCTTTACTATAAAAGCATCAAACGTATCTTGATCTAGATTCCAGTCATAATATGGATCGACCATCTTATTTGTAAGATAGAGAATCCAGGACATGTACTGATCCTGATAGTACTCATCGGCAATTGTATCTGGACGTTCATATGGTTTTATATCATAAATATAATATAGATTTGGATTAGAATAGACGCTATTCAACACCACCGATCTTTGGGTAAGATTGACGGCTGTTGTATTAGCGTAGTTTATTAGTTGAAATTTTTCAAAATATCTTTCTGGCATTTGATTTATCTAAATGTAAAACCGGGGATACTAGGAAGCAACCCTGGAGTTGGTATCGGTACTGATGTAAAGAAATCTGGTGGTCTAATATCTGCTATATTATCAGCAATATCAAGCTTAGTAAAGTATTCTATTTCTTGTAATTCCATTCTGATTTCTACACCTGTTGGTGCACCTGGATTATCTCTAAAGAATGATGGACCACCTGCAGGTGCATAGTTTACATTCAAACTTTTAATAATACATGGTTTAAATTTATACATATGGTTATCAGTTGGGTATAGATTTATTATTACCATTTCTGGATATTCAAATATTACACCAGAAGAAGTTACCAACCCTGGAAGCATATGATACTTAATAGTATTAATAATAGCGGTAAGATCTTGTGATTCTTGAATTGACTTAGGAAATAATTTCCATGAAAAACTATGGCTTTTAAATGAAGGGTTCTTGAATACAACCGTTAAGAATGGATTGATCGCCAAACCAGTTACTGCACTTACAGCATTTAAAATTTTATCTCCACCAGGTACAGCGGAAAGAGCTCTTTGAGCTCCTTCGACAAGAGTACCTTCTGCAACAACTGAAGCAGGATTCTGTGCTCCTGTTTCAGCCTCAACAAAAGATCCAATCATTGATCCTAATGCAGCTTGATCATAGTTCAATGAAGTTGTATCATTTAGCTGATTTGGTATTGGAAGAAAAATACTTCCTTGTGTAATTATATCCTTTGTAGCAGAGATTGCTCGTTTTTCATATTTGACAAAACGTATGGACATAAAATAAGAATAATTATTTACCAAATCAGAAGGAAATCTTAATGATTCCTGAAACTGACTTGCTCTTCGAGAGCGTCCAGTTAGTTCATCTAGATATCTAGCTCCACGAGCTGCAACACCTATAGCTAAACCACCAACAACACCTTGAGCTGCAAATCTAGCAACTCCAGGAGCACTTCTAGCAAAACCTCGTAATTGATCGAACCCACCTCGTATTAAACCTCTAGCTATTGGAGGTGCTGCCATTTTTTTATTCCTTGATAAATATAACTCAATATATATTTATATGAGTTTTGAGGAATGGCAAAATACAAACAAGGGTTCTTCAAACCCACTAATCCACAAAAATACAAAGGCGATCCAACTCAGATAGTCTATAGAAGCTCTTGGGAACTAAGACTTATGAGTCATTTTGATACTACAAGGGAAGTACTTTGGTGGTCATCCGAAGAGAAAATAATACCATATAGATCACCAGTTGACAATAGAATGCATAGATATTTTGTCGATTTTGTGATACAAATAATAAATAAAGAAGGTAAGACTGAGACAGTTATGATTGAAGTCAAACCAAAGATTCAGACTCAAGAACCAAAGAAACAACCTAAGGTAACCAAAAAATATTTAAATGAAGTATTTACATGGGGTGTCAATAAGGCTAAATGGGATGCAGCACGAGAATATTGTGCTGACCGAGGTTGGAGGTTTATGATTATGACCGAAGAAGAAATATTTGGTACTAGAAAATGACGGCTTATATTTTTCAACAGATTGCACAAAAGGGTAAGTTTGAAGGTATTGATGCATCAATCCGTCAGAGAGATGCTCGTACTTGGTTCCGTAATGCCGCACAGGAAGTTTCATCCGTCAATACTAGACGACTGATGAATGATAAAAAGAATCTGGTTAATAAAATGGATGAAGAGTCTATTGGATCCATGTATATGTTTTCATATAATCCAAAACACAAAGAGACTCTACCACACTACGATATCTTTCCACTTATATTTCCAATCGGTATGAAAAGTAATGGATTTCTAGGAATCAATTTACATTATCTACCACCAGTACTTCGTGCAATCCTCATGAATCGCCTCTATGAAACCATAAATAATAAAAAGTTTGATGCTACTACTAAGTTAAAGATATCGTATGAGTTATTAAATGGATATGCTAAGTTTAATTATTTCAAGCCATGTGTCAAGCATTATCTATTAGATTATGTTTCAGGTAGTTTCCTCTACGTGGAACCATCAAACTGGGATATTGCTCTCATGCTTCCGACTGAGAGATTTAAGAAACAATCCAAAGAACTAGTCTGGAAATCAGTCAGAGAGAACCTAAAGTAATGGCATTCGATATATCCAAATTTTCCGCACATCTAAACAAGTACGGAACCATAAAAAATAATAGATATGAGGTTATTATCAGCCCTCCTGCTTCTTTTCGTCTAGCGCCAGGATTTCAAGAAGAGTTCAAGGAAATGTTTGATATTCTTACATTACGTGTTGAACAGGTTCGTATACCAAACGTGAACTTAAATATTCAAAGAGTTAATAGATATGGTATAGGACCTCGTCAGGCATTCCCAACTAATGCTGAATTTCCTGATACTGTTTCACTTACATTTCTAGAAACTACAAATAGTGACGTTCATAAGTTTTTTCATGTATGGATGAATAGTATTTTTGGTTATTATAATACCTCATTTTTTAATGAAAGAGGCATTTATCTAGCTGAATATAAAAATGTATATTCTACACTTGTGCAAATAAATGTCTATGATGATAAAGGCACTGATATCATATCAAATGAAGTAGAGTTAACCGAAGCATATCCAGTTCAAATAAGTGAGGTGCCTCTTTCATGGGGAGATAATAATACACATATGAAAATAAATGTAAACTTTGCATTTACTGATATTAGATTCCCACAACTAAATCCAAACGCTTTTAATTTTACACCACCGACTTAATAATGGAGTTTTGTTATGCTACCTAAGATTTCCCATCCTATTTTTGAAGTAAAAGTGCCATCAACAGATAAGCTAGAAAAGTTCAGACCATTTCTAGTTAAAGAAGAAAAGATTCTTC